GTTGTCGGGGCAAGCGCCGAGGATGTCAAACACATCACCAACGTGGTCGGCAGGCTCATTGAGGTCTACTGTCTGGTAGCCGCTGGCTGGGTTGTGTGCACCGCCGAGGTCGAAGGCAAACAGATTGTTGTCCTTGGCCCATTTCACCATCATGTCCGAGATGAATCGTTCGTACAACTGTTGCGTTCCGTCTTGGATTGCTGGGTTGATGTCGGCTTGCGCTTGCGTCTGTCCAGCGTGCACCCGTTGCAAGTAGAGGTTTTTGGGTATGTGGTGAAATGACGTGATTTGGTACATGCGGCACATCAGGTCTTGGTCATCAAGCACAACGAAGGTGTCGTTGTAGCCACCCACCGCTTCGTAAACGCTCTTGCGCCACGCCCTGAGGTGATTTGGTGCATACCAGATGTATGCGACGTGATGAGGGTGTGGGGACTTTGATTTCACCACTTGGTAGTTGCGGTCTGCGTAGTATGACCACCCGTAGTTGTCATCAAACCGAGAGTAGTTCGGTGTTCCATCCTCGTTTATTTGCGAGAAGTCGGAGTAGACGAAGCCAACGTCGGGCATTCCACCAAATGCCTTGACCACCTCGTCGAGCGCCGTCGGCAGAAGAAGGTCGTCGTGGTCAAGTTCCAAGATGATGTCGCCGTTGCACAACTCCACCGCACGCTTTTTCAGTGCGCCCACGCCCTTGACATTTGGCTTGGCGTGTGAAACTCTGACACGGCTGTCGTCAGGCATGTCCCACTCTGCGCCGTTGTTCAGCAACACCACCCATTCCCAGTCGGGATTCGTCTGCGCTTTGAGGCTTTCGTACACTTCATCTAGCCACTTTGGATTGTGACTGGGCGTGAACACTGAAATCGTCATGGAGACGACTATACCCCGTTTGTGTGGACGACTTCCTGATACCCACCGAGGTAGGGGTTCAGTGCCCCTGCGATGCCTGTGTATGGATAGGCCGCTCCGCTCGCCCAACAGATGCGCACAACGCCGTTTCCACCTTGAGGCCACCAGCCGATTGGTGGCGTGAAGGACTGGTTGTTGTAACTGGGGTTGTTGTTGATACCGCCGTAGCCGACAGTAATCGTGTAGGTGTTTCCTTGCACGAGACTGATGTTGTTAGCGTAAAGCAACGCTCCACCGCCACCACCGCCTGAACCCGTCCCAGCGTCGGGGGTTGCGTTCGCACCGTTTCCACCAAGACCACCGCCTGGGAAGCCGCCGTTGCAATACAGATACGCCTGCGGAGTATTGGTTGAGGTGAAGCCAGCAAACGTACCGCTAAGAAAGTTGTAGTAGTTGATGAGGCCACCGCCAGCAGTTCCCGTGTTGCCCCAAGTGGAACCGCCGAAGCCACCGTAAGTGTTGTACGAAGCGGCGCCAACCGTGTGGGCAGAGCAAGGGTTTGCAACCTGTCCGTTGTTTTGACTTGGAGTGACATACCAAGTCGTGTACGTCGTTGCTGGGCCGCTGTACGAAACTAGCGTGCAAGACAATGCACCTGTGGCAGAGTTGTACGAAGTTACCTGTTGGATTGAGTAATAGTAATACGTTGTTCCACCAGCATCTGTTTGGGGGGTGAACGTAAGGTACATACCCGTGGTGATTGGAAGTCCTGTTCCAATGGTTCCCGACCATGAGGCTGATAACGCACGGGCAGTTGACGTTCCCGACGTTCCCCAGCCACCGTAAATGCCCGTGCCACCGCCACCACCACCGAAATAGGTTTCATTGTTGGTGTTTCCACCAGCACCACCGCCGCCGCCGCCCCCAGCAGCGCCAGTAGTCCCTGAGGCATTGTTCGCCCCACCCGTTCCACCAGCAGCATTGTAACCAGCGCAACCGCCGCCGCCAGCCTGTCGAGCAGCACTCCCCGTTCCACCAGCGCCACCTGCATAACCTGAGTACGTTACGGTTCCAAGAGTTCCTGATGTTGAAATGGCTCCGCCTGCTCCGCCCGTAGGGTTTGCGCCCGTTTTTCCACCATTAGCGGTAAGCGTGTACGTTCCATTGGAGAACGATGATGAGCCACCATTGCCGTAGTTGGAACTAGCAAAGGGCGTTCCACCAGAGCCAGAGCCACCGCCACCGCCGATGCAAAGAATGGTGGCTGTGGCGGTCACGGGGCTTACCCAAGAGTAAGTGGTGGAATAACCGCCCGTACCATTGAATGGAATGTTTCCGTAGCCAACGTACAACGTGACACTTGTGGTGATACCCGTGGCGCTTGACACTGTGAAGGTCGTGGCACTCACAACTGAAGCGACCGTCGTGACGTTCCTGCATACCGAGGTGGCGGTGGACGTAAACACGTTCATTCCAGCAGAGATGTTTCCCGTACTGGCGACGGTTACCGTCGTTCCCGAAACCGCCGACACAGCGTAAGCGTTGTAGTTGTTCGAGGTTGGTAGAAAAAGATGCGAGTAAACTGTGCGTGTGTCGGTAGTCTCAAACCCTGCACCACGAGCCGTTCCTTCAGCAAACGTATTTGGAAAGGGCATTAGTACTTGACCTGTGAGGCAAAGACCGTCCAAGTGCTGGTACCCGTTGACATGATGGTGAACGTGTACACGTCAACGGTTGATGGGTTGGCGCTCGATGGAGCGGTGCCACCCTGCCAAAACGTTGTGATGCCATTTGACGTGTTGCCACTTGGTGGAAACTGGGTTGTACTTGAGTACGAGTTTGTTCCATTGAGCGTGTAGGTAAACGGGGCATACGCAGTCGCACCGTTCAGTACTGAAAAGACTACGGTGGCGGACTGACCAGAAGTTGTTGGCGCACCCGTGATTGCAATGGTGTACTGACCGCCGACACCACCGTTGTAATAGGCGAAGGCAGGGTTAGTGGCAAGTGCAATGGTGACCGTGCTGGAAGATGCGATTGAACTACCACCGAGAGTGAATGCCTCGTAGGGAGCATTGAACACGGCGTTCTGAGAGACGGCTGAGTTTCCTTGGTTGCCCTGAAAACCTTGGTTTCCCTGAGGCCCTTGAGGAAGGGTAAAGTTGAATACGCCCTGACCAGCAGTTGCGGAGACGTTGGTGACGATTGCAGGGTTGGGGTACGCCGTTGTGGTGACCGTACCGACGGCAATGGAAGATTGGTTACCTTGAAATCCTTGGTTACCTTGGAAACCTTGATAACCCTGAGGCCCAATCAAGGTTGACTGGGCACCTTGGATACCCTGTACGCCCTGAACTCCTTGCACCCCTTGGATACCCTGATTGCCCTGAAGTCCCTGTGAGCCGACGACGGCGGTAACCCACGAGCCGATAACGAGCGGAGTTGATGTGGTGATACCCGTTGAGTTGGCAACAAGAATGTTGGTCGAACCTACAATCTGCGTAATGACCGTGTTTACACCAGCGGACGCATTCTCCACTGACATTCCGACAGCCATACCAGTGGTAGAGGTGAAAGTAACGTTATTCGGGGCACCACCCACAAAGACGGGCGTAAACGGAGACCCAGATACTGGGACAAAATACTTCAGTTGTGCCATTTCACTGCGCCTTTCGGATTAGTTCCAAAACCATCTGAAGTTCTTGCTCAACGGTCAAACCGTCTTTGATTACGAGGTCTGCGTCAGGCGTTTCCCACATGGCGTTGGTGTCGGGGTATGGACTTGACCCTATTCTATCTACCCAAATCAAGAAGTCTGGTTCGCCAAATGCTTCACGGGTGTCTGCCGTCGGGCAAACAAAATCAACGACGACGGTGAACTCTTGTTCCTCAAACAGACGAGCCATTCCACCAAGACGACGTGCTTGCTCGATGCGGTCTGCGTGCGAGAAGCCAAGGTCGTTACTAACGTGCTTGCGAACTGCGTCTGCGTTGAGGTGAATAGCGCCAAGCCATTCTGACAGCGCCTCTGCAAGAACTGTTTTCCCAGCCGTCGGAAGCCCGATTATCTGGATAATCACTGTCCCTGCTTCCAAAACAACGAGTTGTCCATGTAGATTTCACTGTCCGCTTCCGTCATTTTCTGAAGGCGCTTGACTTGCGAATACGACAGACTGTTGAAGGTCAACTGGCTCTGCGTGTTGGCATTGTAGTTCGGCATGGTGTATTTGGCGTTGATGAGGTCGGGCAGGTCAAACCGTGTGCAGATTGCTTTGCGAACGTCCTCTAGCGTTTCACCATTGAGTTGGTTGTCACGGAGAAGCACGTCCACTCGCTTGACGTTCGTGCGCACCAGTTCGCCGTCCACCTCGATTGGCTTGGTGTTCAAGTCATTCAGTGGCACTGGCGGTACCCCGTCCCACGAGTAAACGAACATCTTGCTCTGGTAGTTGGTTAGTGCTACTTCGTACTCATCAAGCCACTCGTCAAAGGTGAAATAATCGTCCATAATCTGCGTGCGAATGTGGGTGTAGTGGCTGACGAGACGACGCATTGGCTCTCGGATTGAACTGATGACAAACGTCTCGTCGTCAACGTCCTTCCAACCGTAATGTTGCTGGCTTCCAGTGGTGAAAAGTTCGTGTCCTTCCACGCCGTGGGCGTAGACCAAAGGGTCAAGCAGGGCAGACTTGATGTACGTTCCGCCTGCTTTTGGAATGTGGTGATGGAAGATTTCCATTAGGCGATTGGGTTGGGATTGGGCGCAAAGGGAATGGCGCTAAGGGTCTGTGGTGGAATAAAGTTTGCGCCGTCGTATGTCCAACCGACATTTGGAACGATGTCGTCATTGGTTACGTCAATGATGTGCGCCGAAGAGGTGAACGACGTAGCGAGCGTGTCGTCCGTGTTGAGGACGAGCGTTACGTTTCCACCAGCGTCTACGAATGCGATTACTGCGTTTGCCATTAGTTGACCACCTCGTTTGTCGTGGTATTTACATTAGTTGACGGGAAGTTGCGAGTAAGACCAGCGATGCCCCACACGATGCGCACCGCCCCACCGCCTGCGCCAGCCTGAATGTTGGCGGCTAGGCTAGGGCTGTTTACCGACCCAGAGGCTGTGGTTCCGCTGTACGTCGAGTTGACCGTGAAAGAAGATGCGTTAGCACTGGTAATCAGGTACGTCCCGTTATAGGTGGCATTGATGCCACCTAGGTAAACGAACTGCCCTGCCTTGAAGGTGTTTGAGGCAGTAACAGTTGTCACGCTTCCGTTCCCAGTTATTGTGACGGGATTTATGAGCGTTGATGTTCCACCACCACTTGCAGTTCCTACCTGCACCGTGTACGTTTGATTTGGAACGACTGAGTAGTTGTTGATGTATGCCAATGCTCCACCACCGCCAGAAGCAATGCTTGCAAAGGTAGTGGTCTGCCCAGCGCCACTGTACGGCGGACTTGGGACGCTAAACCCTGCGCCACCGCCGAACGCTCCACCGCCACCCGAACCGCCGTAGTCAAGAGTTGGTGATTGGTAGTTGCTCCAAGAGACACCTATACCGCCAGCAAGCCCATAAGTACTCGTGTCTGAAGCGCCAGCCGTGCCCACCGTGTCTATTTGATTGCCACTTGCGTCCGACTGTCCGCCGTTTCCACCAGCAGAACTTCCGCTACCGCCACCTGTTCCGCCCGACGCAACGTTGGAAGCAAAGGTGCCCTTTGCCCCACCCGTTCCTGAGTAGCCAGAGTTTGCGCCATACACGCCCGTTCCGCCACCACCACCGCCGCCGCTCACTCGTGCGCTGTTTTGGTAGTAGCCAGACCCGCCACCACCGCCGCCGTCGGTTGACGTTCCGCCTGCACTTCCGCCACCGCCAGTATTTAGTGTCGAACCGCCTGCACCGCCCGTGGAAGAGTATCCGCCTGCGCCACCGCCACCTGCACCGTTGTAGGCGTTGCCAGCACCGCCTGAGCCACCAGTTCCTGCCAAAACCGTGCCACCCGTACCGTTGGCTTTTCCACCAGAAGAAGCCACAATGCTTGCGTTTCCAAAGTACGAAGTTCCGCCGCCGTACAATCCACCGCCTGCGCCAATGCACACAATGCTGACGTTGTACACACCTGCTGGGCACGTCCATGTGTACGTTTGCACATTGTTTGATGCCGTGGAAGAAAGGGAGTACTGAGTTGCCGTGTAAAGGTGCGAGCCAGTTGATTGGTTGAATTGAACGGTTTGGAACTCACCGTAAGCGTCCACCGACATCTCTGCTCGTGCTGAAATGATGGGGGACATTAGTACTTATTCAGGTTTAGGAGTAGCGTCCAAGTATTGGTGCCCGTACAGATTACGTTGATGACGTACACATCGAGGGTAGAAACGTCCGCACTAGACCACGCCATTCCACCTTGGTAGTACGACGTGATGCCGTTGTTCGTAGCACCTTGCGCTGGGAGAGTGGTGAACGATGCGGTTGACGTTGCACCCGTGGCTGGATTTGTTACCGAGAAGGACGACGACGTGGCGCTGAGGACAACCCACGAACCGTTGAAGTTGCTGTTTCCTGTCGCACCCGTAATGTACACTTCCTGCCCTGCTACCAGAGAGTTGCTGGCAGTGTAGGTAACAACGCCACCCGTATACGAAATGGCAGAGATGGCAGTCGAAGCGCCCGCTTGGTATCCGTTCACTGAAATGTTGCTGGGCAAGTACGCAGTTGCCGAGTTGTTGACCATGAGGGCAACTGTGATTGACTGACCAGCAGTAGTTGGAGCATTTGTCAAGTTCAACTGCCACGGAGCGGTTGGTGAATACGAGTTGTAGTAGTACACCGACTGGGTGTTGAGAGGGATTGACGCTGGGACGGCGTTGCTCAACTGCGCCGTCGAGAGGTTTACGCTTTCGATTGGTGAAGCGATGATGGGGAAGTTGATGATGGGCGAAGTCAGGGTCTTGTTCGTAAGGGTCTGAGAAGCCGTCGTTCCCACAACCTGCTGGGCAATACTGGCTGGGTCGTAGGTGGACGTACTCATGTTTCCACCACCCTGAGGGCCTTGAGTACCATTCCCCGAAGCGGTTGTGTCTAGCCAGAGAAGCGTCGTGTCGTATGGGGGCAGACCGTTGCCAGAGGTGAAAATGCCTTGCGCACCTTGGTTACCTTGGTTTCCTTGATTACCCTGATAGCCCTGCGCACCGCTGGTTCCATTTGTGCCTGCCTGACCCTGTGGGCCTTGTGGCAAAGTGAAGTTGAACAGTCCTTGCCCAGCAGTCACACTGACGTTTGTGACGACGGCGGGATTGGCGTATGACGTGGTGGAAACAGTGCCGACGGCGATTGAGGATTGGTTACCTTGGAACCCCTGATTTCCTTGGACACCCTGAAGCCCCTGATTGCCCTGATTTCCTTGGTTACCCTGTGCCCCTTGATAAGTGACTTGTTGGGCAGTGAAAATAACCCCAGGAGTTGCTGGGACGGTGGGGCTTGTCTGCGAACCTGAAGTGGTGATGGCAATAGTTGTACTAGACGGTGCCCACATCAACTGAATGTAGTCGTTTGCATTGGCGTTGACTATGTAGTTGATAGAGGCGATTAGTGCGCCAGAACCGCCGTGGCTATTTCCTGAGACGTTGTAGATGGAGTTGCTTTCAACAACGTCAACACCGTTTTGGCGTATCCATACGTCCACGTTGTCGGAGTTACTGTCCGAGTTGGTGAACTGGATTGAGTACTGAACGTTGTACGTTCCTGCGTTGCCAAACGTAACTTTGTTTCCACCAACAATGGTCACGCCGTAGTTGGCAACTGTTGTGTTGATGTTTACGATGTTGGCAACAGTCGTGGAAGAAACGGTTTGCGTAGTTGTGTCGTAAGCAGAAAGGTAGTTGGCGATTACACCACCAGCACCCTGAATACCCTGCGGCCCTTGTGGGCCGACGGAGTTGGTCTGAATGAACGAGATGTTGTCGGTGCCAATGCGAATTGAGCCGTCAGGATTGGAACCGTTGCCATTCTCAATCCATGCCGTTCCTGCATAGACCGTTCCGTCGGTAACGAAAACGTAGTCGCCTTCTTCGACCTGACCAACGAGGTGATTGTCGTAGTCGGTAGCACGGGTCAGTTTCCATTTTGCCGATGACGAGCCAGTGGCGGTGACTGTGTAGATGCCGTTTTGGGTTTTGTCAGACTGACCAGCAATAAGAACACGGTCACCGACTGCAAGGTAAGGGGTGGTGTAACCATCAATCGAAAGGGTGCCGTTCGTCGTCGCAACAATGTATGCCCCGACACCCGTACCGTTTTCAGCGTCTGCACTACCAGCCGTGTATGAAGGAGAGTTTCCAAGGGGCGTAGTTTGGACTGCCTCACACGATTGGTGGGCGTTCAGCGTTGAGGAAGCGCCTTGGACACCTTGCGTTCCTTGGACACCTTGCGTTCCTTGATTTCCTTGATTTCCCTGTGAGCCAGTGTTACCTTGTACACCTTGCACGCCCTGTGTACCTTGCGCACCAGTGTTACCAATTAGCCCTTGATTACCTTGGAACCCCTGATTGCCCTGTACGCCCTGTACTCCTTGCGTACCCTGCACTCCTTGAACGCCTTGTACGCCGTTATTGCCGCTGTTGCCTTGGTTTCCCTGTAGACCTTGCGAACCAACCGCACCCGTAAGGAAAAGGGTGTTTGGGCTACGAGGTACACTGTCGCCAACCGAGTAGTCAACCGTAAAGATGACGTAGGCGCTTGCTGGAAACGTTCCGTCTACGGTTGTCAAAATGCCTTCTGCATAGTTTGTTGTAGGCGCTGATTGAGCGCACAGTCGAACTCGCTGACCAACTTGAAGTGCGCTAAAGCCGTAAGGATTTCCACTGTTGAATGGAGTGGAAATTGTTAGCGTTGTTCCGACAAGGCTCGCCCCATAGGTAATGGGTTGATTGTTGTTTACAACTGGCGTGTACCCAACACCTTGGAAGCCTTGGCTTCCCTGTGTCCCTTGACTTCCTTGCGTCCCCTGAAAGCCTTGGGTACCTTGGGTACCTTGGGTACCCTGCGTGCCCGTAGAACCCCACTGAAGCCCTGATGCACCAACAGTGAGCACTTGTCCCGTAGAGCCTTGTGGCAGTCGAGCGAGTGAGTTGGCACCTGAGCCAATGAGAAGGTCGCCAGATGCGACGATTTGCCCAACGGTTTCAGCAACGGCGTAGTTTGCCTCTGAGATGTCCGTCGAGGTCATGATTGGAACAACGGACGCACCCGAAGCGTGCGACATTCCAGTACCCGACGTAGCGGTGTCAAACGCACGCACCACGCCCGTCAAAGTGACATTAGAACCTGACCAGTTGTAGACGTTGGCTGGGACGTAGATGTGCTCTTCGAGCGACGTTCCGTAGTCGAGGGCGAGGTAGAAACCGCCGTTGATGCCAAGTCCTGCCCACGAGCCGATGCCTGCCGAGAAGGTCAGGTAGATGGTGGTATCCGTGGCCCCGATGGGCGACGTTAGAAGCGCAGCGTATGGTTCGCCCGTGTAACTGTTGAGCGAATAGGGAGTTCTTGCCATTTCAGCCCCTAAGGGTTATCCCCTTAGTTGCTCAGCAACCAAGTAGGCGTAACCTTCAGGGTGTCGTTCGCTCCAAGGGTCGGGCCTGCATTGGTTGCTGAACCATCTGCGAAGTTGGCGGCGTAGTAAATGTTTCCTGTCGTGGTGCTGGAAACGGCATCCGTAATGAAGTAGCCGTTCGCCTGAGGCCACGAACCAGTCGCCGTGAACGTAACCTGACCGCCCGTTGACTTTTCACCATTCACGGTGTCACCGATGAGAACGGTTGCGCTAGTCGTGTGCGATGAGGTGAAGGCGGAAGAAACCGTTACCGTCGAGCCAGAGATACCCGTAATGACTTTGAGTTCCGAGGTACCAGTGCTGTCGAAGTTGGCGGTCATACCAATGGCGACACCCGTGGTCGAAGAAAGCGAAGCAGTCCACGAGCCAGAAGCGATTGAGGCGCTAGGCGTGGTGGAAAGAACTGGCGAACCAGCGTTGTATGCAGTAGCGGTTGCAATGGCAGCAAAGTTGACAGACTGGCGGCTGTAACCCGATGCGGCGGTGCCAGAAGCGCCCCAGATTTCGTAACCCGAAGAGTTCAACGTGGCGAGGGTGACCGTAGCGGCAGGAACCGTGGTACCAGAGAAGTTAGTGAAAAGACCAAGGTAGTAGGTCGGGGCGGTACCAGAAGGCGTGGTGCCAGTAGGCACGGCAAGTTGGTTGAAAATCTTTGTCAAGCCTTGGTTGAAGAATACCTGAGCCATGTCTACTCCTAGGGGTTTGCGCTGTGTCTATTCTGCCACAGGATTGGTGAAATGAAGCCCTTTACTGCTGGGCATCGCCCATGAACGTGCGCAGTTCATGGCTCAACTTCTTGACCTCACGAAGTTCTACTTCGAGGCGGTGGAGTACTTCGGCACTCTCCTTAGAGATTTGCAAGTGCGACAAGGCTTGCTCTGCGGAGACGGCATCGGCTCGCTTGGCGGCAATCAGCAGAATCGCCCCTTGCAAGCCAGCCAACATCGAGAGGAAGAGATTTAGCAAGATGAACGGGTACGGGTCGAACCCCTTGTTGTTCAGCCAAAAGACATTGACCGCTGCCCAGATTGCCATGAACACCAAGAATGTGCCCACGAATCCCCATGAACCCATTTTGTTGCGCACCGCATCCGCAGCCTTTTCACCACGGGTTAGTTCGCCACCCGTGCGGACAAATGGGTGGTCGTTCCAAGGGTTGTTTGCGTCGTACCAGTCGGGAAGCGTCCCGTCAGTCCACTCATTTGACATGAATGACCTCTGCTCTGGTGATGATGTTGACGTTGGTTAGTCTCTCCAGCATTTGCGCAGGGGGACGATTGGGGTAGATGGCGTAAGTTTCCAATCCTGCCGCTACTGCCGCAGCCATTTCCACCTTCGCACCCTCGCTGGTTGCCCACCCCATGAGAACGGCGATTGCGTCGCACTCTAGGAGTTCCTTCAGGTGCGCCCTAAACGCCTCTGAGCGGCCCACAGTCTCGTCTGGGGTATCTCTGCCCCCAGTTGGGTTGTAAACGTCGTATCCTGCCCTCTGAAGGGCATCTGACGCTTTGTTGAAGGCTGGGAAGTTGCCCTGAGGTATGCCACGCATTGCGCCACTGATGTAAAACTTCATAGGCGACCTGCGTTACGGCTTTCTACCTAGTGGTTTTCTTAGCGACGGGCTTCTTGGAAGGAGCCTTCTTGACGGGAACCGTTTTCACCACGGGAGCCTCTTCTGGCTCAACCGTTGCGGTGAGTTCGGCAATCTCGTCGCTGCTCAACTTGACGAGGTAGTCGGTGCTGACAAGCGCCTGCAAGTTCGCCCAGTTGGAAGCGTCAACAAGTTCATTGACCTTGTAGTCAAAATCACCTGCGGACAGCAACTTTGTAACACGGTGTGTTGGAGTACTCATGAGATTTAGCGTACCACAGTAAAGCAAAATCCCCCCCGAACCCGAAGGCCGAGGGGGATTTCACTGAACTGCTTTGGAACTTAGATAATCGAGTTCCAGAAGAAGCCGAGGTCGGCGGCAACAACCTTGTCGTCGAAGGCGATTTCACCTTCAACACGGTCAGCCTTCAACTCTTCCATGCGGAAGCGTGAAACACCAACCGTGGTGCCGAGGCCACCCGAAACGCCAGTCCACATGAACGTGTAACCAGCCGAAGGGGTCATCAGACCAGGGTTAGGAGCCGAGTAGCACAACAGAGCGTTGTTGTTGGCGGTGAAGTTGTACGAGCCAGTCAAGCCTTCGTCAGCCGTGTTCACGACTGCCTTGGCGACGAGCACACGGTCAAGACCGAAGAGTTGAGCAATCAAGTCCTCGGTGATGATGGCACCAGCCTGCGTGTACTTGTAGCGGTCAACCAGCGTGGGGTGAGCCTTCAACTTCTGAAACACGGGGTACGAGAGCACGAGCGTGTTGGGTTCGTAACCAGTGTTCTGAAGAACCTGATACTTGGCCCACTCGATGTCCACGATAGGCAGACCGTTGGAGTAGTCAGACCACTTGATGGTCTGCGTCGTACCAGCGGTACCTGCGCCAGCGGTTACACCGATAGCGTCGGTGCCCCACACGCCACCCTGAAAGAAGTCCTGCGCCCACTGAATCTCACGGCGGAGAAGCAGACGCTGGGTGACGAACTGCGTCGCTTCCATGTCGGGGTTGAGGGGGTTGTCGGCGTTAGCACGGGTCTGGTCGCCAATGTCCTTGTGGAAGGCGAACACGTCGGCCTGATAGGTGTCCGTGGTGAGGCCGTAACCTGAACCAGCGGAAGCCGTACCGTCGGCACGACGCTGAGCCTCGTCACGGAACCAGTCGTCCTTGGTGTACTTGAAGTAGAGGTTTGACTTCTTGTCCACTGGAACGACAGGGAAAACCTTGTCCGCAATGAAGTTGTTGGTGTTCTGCAAGTACGCAACCGAAATGTTCGTCAGGATTGCGTCAATGTGAACGTTGTTTACTGATGGCTGTGGCATGTTATTTCACAGTCCTTTCTAGATAGCACGCACGGCGGCGGCAGCCGACAGAGCGAGGGTGATAACGTCACCAGCAGCCGAGGCTGGGGTGAGCGCAGTACCGACGACAAACGGAATCGTCGTTGACGTGACGTTCGTACCCGACAGGTAGAACGTGGTCGAAACCGCACGACCTGAACTGTCAACCGTGATGGGAGCGCCAGCGGTAACGGCAGCGCCAGCAATCACCTTCGTGATGCCCGAAATCGTGATTTCGGCCTCAGAGTTGCCCTCAACACCAGCGTTGGAGTTCAACTTGGTGATGGGCTGGTTCTGAAGAACACCGACGGCACGGTCAGAAGCAGCCGTGACGAGGGTGGCAACAGGGCCGTTCTGGTAGGGCTGCGACGAAGGGGTCACGTTGGCGGTGACGGTAGCCGAGGTCAGCGCCAGAACCGAGAGGTTCACGGCGGTGATGTTGGTACCACTGTAGGTAATGCCCGTGATGAAGGCACCAGCAGGAATCTGCGAGGTACCAGCAGCAGCGGTGACGGGAGCGCCAAGGACGATTCCAGCACTCGACGCAACAGTGATGCCAGTAATCTGGCTGCTGTTGGTGGTCGTGGTACCAGTGAAAGCGGCGGACGACAAGCCTGCAACCTTCACGAACTTGAACTGTGGCGAGGACGACACGATTCCGTTGGTGATGGTTGAGTTCAGGGTGTTGTCAGCCGTCATCGTAATCTTGACGGCGTATGGATTCTGCTCGAAAGCCATGGCTTAGCGACCTTTCTCGTTGAGGTAAGACGTGTACAGGTCGGGGTTGCTCTGGGCGACAGACATCAGCGCAGCCTCGAACGAAGGAGCGGTGCCAGAGGCAACAGCGGCCTTAGCAAGCGATTCCATCTTCGAGAAAGCGTCGTCGGTCATGACGGGAGCGTCCGAACCAACCTCAGTGAAAACAACGTTGGTTTCCACGAGGGCGTTAGCACTGTCGAGGGCCTTGACGATTTCACCAGCGAGAACGCCGTCTACTTCTGAAAGGCGACGAAGGGCAGGGCCAACAATCGTAGGGTCAATGTTGAGGTGCGACCAGCCAGCAGCCTTGATGACAGCAGCCTCATCAGCACGAGCCTCACGCTCGGCAATAAGGGCAGCCTCAGAAGCAGCAGCCTTGCGAAGGGCAGCCTCGGCGTTAGCCGAAGCCTCGTCCAGCATCTTGCGAATAGCCTGTGGCATCGCCTTGATGATGTCAGCCTCGCTCGCAGCCTCAGGAACGATGACAACATCGGTCATCTCTGAAACTTCAGACATAGTTTTCTCCTTGAAAACTTTGAGGGTTTCCAAAACAGCGTTCGCTGCCTTGGCGGTGTCCAGTGAAATCTCGTCTGCTTCGATTTCCTCAGCAGGCAACTCGGTTACCTCTTCAACAGGGGCAACTTCGTCCGAGACTTCAGTGGGACGGAGTTCGTCAAGCACCGCTTCAGCATCCGCAGGGCTTGCCGACTTCATGACGACCCAACCATCGTGCAGGTGCGCAGGGTGGTCAACACCCGACGTTTCCTTGATGCTCAGTTTCACGAGTTTGCGAGCCATTCGCTTCTGCTTTCTACGACTTGACCAAACGGGAACCCGTAGGTCTTGACATAGTGAACAGTAGAGGCAGTTTTGGAAATGTCAAGTGTCAAATACTTGACACGACGAAAGACGACTAGAAGGGGTCGTCGGGGGTGGTGGAATAGAGGGGGCAGATGTCCTTGAACGAGCACCACTTATCGCACAGATTGTTGGCGATTGGTGGAAAGTAGCCAGCGTTGTACCAGCCCTCAATCTTCGCCCACGCCTCTCGGACACGGCGCTCTGCGTAGCGGACATCTTCGTCGGTGACATCAATCACCAGCGTCTTGCCAAACTGAACGTAGAGCAGTCGAATCTGCTTGGGGCGCTCTCCAAGAACTTGCTCACACAGGTAGGCGTAAATCTTGGCAGGTAGAATGGCTGCCGCTTTGTACTTGTCGGTAGGGACTTTGCCAGTCTTGTAGTCCACAATCACCAACGAGCCGTCAGGGTCACGGTCTAAGCGGTCTAGGATGCCACGGAGCGTCCACCCGCCCATGTCTACGTCCATCTTGATTTCGATGCCTTCTGAGGTGATTTTCTCTGGGTTCTCCATCGTGAAGTAGGTGCGGATGTACTTGGCGAGGTCACGGGCGAACGTTTGCACGCCGACCTCATCGAGTTCCATTTCACCAGCAATCTCGTCGCTCACGAGCGTGGGGAATAACTCACGCATCACTTCGAGGGTGTAGTCGAGGGTGCGGAGTTCGGGTGTCTCGGTGGTTCGCAGGAACACGGTTTCCAGCACTTCGTGGAACACGGTGCCACGGTAAGTCGCCATCTTCTTCGCCTCTGGGAGACGCTCGATGGTGGAATACTGATACTGGCGTGGACACGTCTCGATTTGGTTCACTCGGCTAGGTGATACGCCATAGGGCTTTTCGCCTAGATACACAGGAACGCTCGACACGATGTCAACCTTATCAGTTGGGTGATGCTAGATGGTGGACTGCGTAATGGGGCTGATGAACGTGTTGTATTCGATTGACGACTTCAACACCCGTGCCATCTTTTCACCAGTGCGCAACGCTTCTTTGCGGTTCTTGCAGTAGATGGAGAAGTCGGAGACGGGGGTTATTACACCAGTGAACGCTTCGTTACGGATGAGACGCAGTTCGCCGTACTCTCTGTTCTGCCAAGCGACCAAACGGTAAGGGCCTAACTTGGCTTCCTGTTGACCGAAGTCATCAGGCTCAGTCCATTTCAGCAACTTACGCAACTTCAACGGCAGAACCCGTGGTTTCCTCGGCGTACTGGACAAGGTGGCTGGCGGTAGCAAGAGTGCTCAGACTGTCAATCTGGCCTTCCAACTTGGTGATGTGGTCGCCTGCCTCGATGATGGCCTTGGTGAGGCGTTCGTTGTCGGCTGCCAACTGCGTAAGCGTGGCGCTCTGCTTGTGGGCGAGGTTGATAAGGGCGGTGATGTCATTGTCGTCAGGGGTGCCCTGCACGACGGCCTTCATGATGCGTTCGGTCAGTTCGTCTAGGTTGCTGCTCATAACACTCTCCTTGGTAGGGGGGTTGCCTAACTCTAGTGTATCACCACTATTTGTAAAGTCAAACATCCCCAACGTATCGGAGCACGGCGGCGTTCTCGAAGGTCGTCTTGGCGGTGTATTCCACCTCAGTTGTCTTGCCGCAGTCGTTGCACTGAAGGGGCATGGGGTTAGCGATTTTGCGAACTCGCCAGTCGTGGGCGCAGTATCGAACATCACCATTGTTGACGAGGCGTATGTTGCGCCCCTTGGAGCCAAACTTGATTAGCCCTTGTCGCTCTAGTTCTTTTAGGTGAACCGACACAGTGGACGTTGAGGTCACGCCGACGGCGGCGCAGATGGCTCGATACGTCGGGGCGTAGCCGAGATTATCCCAGTGCCAGCCGATGTATTTGAGTATCTTGTCCCGTGTACCTGTAGCCATTCACCACAGCGTAGCAGGGTTTAGTTATTCGGCGTGAGTGTTGGCAAGCATGCCAGTGGCGGTATCAGCATTGAAGGAAGCGATTGCCGCCCTCTGAGCCAAAGCCTGCGCCTCAGGGTCTTTCTCGTATGACGCTTGTCCGCCCAATGGGGCGATGTGGTCGAGAATGGCCTCGTGAGCCTGCGCTGCATCGAGGTGGGCCTGAATCGCACGGGTCGCACGCATGCGGTCACCGTTAGACATTTCACTGCTGTGCTTTAGAACCATGTTCTTGATTCCTTCGGCGGTGGTGCGGTGAATCTGGGCGAGGGGCTTGGTCAGGCCATTGGAGATGCCGATGCCACGAGCGAAGTTCTGGGCGTTGGTGGAAAGGAAGTGTGCGCTGCTCACGGCCTTTTCCATGTCTGCACCCGACTGCCACTGGTTGCCGTGGAAGGCGTGTCCCTTCACGTCACCCTTGGCTATTTCACCAACCTTGGCCCAGTTTGGGGCAAGTGCGTCTGTTGAGAAAGGGTTGGTCATGGTCACTCCTTAGTGGTTTCGGAACTCTGCGCCCGTGTCAGCGCCAGTGTCACGACTTAGATTTTCGGCAACGGTGCTTGCGCCTCGTGCAAGCATGGTGTTGTCACGGAGAATAGGACTTGTTGAGCCGCTTGCGTGTTGTTCGGCAACCCAGTTGTGAAGTTCTGCGGCGTGGTCGTGGGCGGCGATTGCCGACTTCAGAGCGCCCTGCTTCTCAGGGTTAGTCTCCTTGGCAAGGGCGTTTTTCAGCACTTGGCTGGCAATGCCGTGCTCGAAGGCTGCTGCACGGTGGGCGTTGGCGATTTGTGCGCCAGTACCACCGTGCTGAACAAGGTCACGAGCGTGCGAGGCAGCCATGAGAGCAGACCAGCCAGCGCCGTCCCGTCGTACATGGTCAAATCCCTTGTCGAAGGGGTTTGAGGCGTACTGATTGCCGTGAAACTCGTGGCCCTTTACGTCGCCCTTCGTCACAAAAGACTTTTCAGCACCAGAGAGGATGACGTTGCCGTCGGTCACGCCTGCATTGCGACCAGACGTTGCCTTCATGGTTGCATCGGCGGCCTTCAGGGTGTTTTCAGCACTGGGGTTGTCGGCAGCGGCGTAGTGTGCGGCTGCTGCGGCTTCGTGCAACTTGGCGGCACCCTCTTCCATTGCGTATGAACGCCCGTTGGGGTTGTGGTAACTGGCGGCAAGTTGACGCATGCGGCCTGCCTCTTCGAGGTGCATACGAGCCATGCGGTCATGGGCCATGGTGGAAACGGTTGGCAACTTTTTGCCTGCGCTCGCTGCCATCTGCGACGCTCGGTCACGAAGTGAGTTCAGAGCATCCCGTGTTTCACCCGTGGAACGAGCCGTGTATTGGTTGCCGTTGAAAGCATGGCCTGCCAACTCGTACTTCAGGATTTCACTGGCGGACTTCCAAACTGGAACCAGTGCGTCAGTAGAGAAGGGGTTTTCCATTAGAGGTTTCCCATGCCTTTCGTCATTTCATCAGCGTTGGCGCTGGCGTAAGAAGCGTTTTCCGAAGCGTCCTTAGCCGAAGCAACAAGAGCGTTCATCTTGTTGCGAGAAACCGTGCTACCCGTGGCTGGCTTGATTGACTGCGTAGCGACCTTTGCTGAAGCGGAAGAAGCCTTGATGTGTGCATCTGAGGCGGCGTTGTGAGCGTCAATCGCCTTGCGTGCTGCGCCCCACTTGGAGAGGGGGATTTTCGCACCCTTCATTCCTGCCTCGATTGCCTTAGCAGCCTCTCGGTGGGCAAAAGCAATGTTGCTGTGTTCGCCAGCCGAACCAGCGCTGTTTCCGCCACGCACGTCTTTGAGCGTCTGTAGGGCGTGGTCACGAAGTTCACCAGAAGCAGTGGTGTACTGGTTCCCGTTGAATGCGTGCCCAGCAGTCTCGTATTTCACCACGGGGTAGCGAGAGAGGGATTTGAGTAGTTCGTCGGGGTGGAAGCCAGATGACACGAAGTTCTCCTTGTCGGGATTTCTACCTCAGATACTACGCCACGATTTCCTAAACCGATGTTCCAAAACCCCATTGACGGTGGTGATAAACGGTGCTAGACTTCGCCCGACTGACTTGGGGGCGCTGGACACAACGCCAAGTACATTCACACCGACCCCTGCCGAAAGGTGGGGGATTCGGTTTATTGGGGCCTGTTTGCGTCCCAAAGTGAGGTGAAATGGCCTCGCTCCGCTTCGCCAATGTGCTCCAAGAGCAGGTATCCATCGAGATGGTCTGTCTCGTGCTGAAAGATGCGAGCGAGCAATCTTTCCCCTTCAATCCTGTACTGGTTCCCGTCAAGGTCAAAGGCCGTCAAGGTCGCTTTGTACGAGCGGCTGATTTGCCACCCGAACTTGGGCACCGACAAGCAGCCTTCGGGCGTGACTTCGATGTCAAGGGGGTCAGTGAAAACCTCTGGGTTGATGGCGACGTGAGCGCCCGTGCCGTCGCCGCTGTCCCAAACGAACATGCGGTGCGAGTAGCCGATTTGGTTGGCGGCAAGCCCGACACCGAGGTGAAAGTACATGGCCTCAACCATCTCGGCGGCAATCATCTTTATGTTGTCTGTGATTTCACTGACTGGGGTCGTGGGGGCTTCCAAAATGGGGTCGCCGTAGAAACGCACGGCTGGGATGTTCACCGTGCGCCCATTTCTCTCTTCGCCTCTTCGAGCAGTTCGGCGGTGAAGTCCTCTGGCGACAGTTCGGTCTTGGCGTGGGACATCAACTTGCCGCAAGCGATGCTGAACGCCCATGTGTACAGGCTGAGTTCCTCGTCGAGGTGCGTCAACTCCTTGCGGTAGCCGAGAACCATCTGGTCGTGCTTGGCAATCAGCCCTGCCATCCCAGTGCGCATGGTAGCCAACTTCTCTTCGAGGTCGGCAATCTGCTTCGACTTACGCACGGTACTTCTCTGGCACTGGGCCTGTGTACGGAGCGCCGTTCAGGTCTGAGGTGAACGGGAAACGTGTCGAGCACTGCTGGCACATGACGTAGGTCTTAGCGCCTGCGTTCATCAGAATCCACTTGTGGAAGGCGCAACTAGCCATGCTGAACCGTCATGACGTACTTGCTGGCGTTGGCTGTGAACGCTTGCGCCTCTTCCTTCGTGGCGAAGTCGGGCGATGTCATAACGGTGTAGTAGTAGCCATCACCACCTTGGTAGGTCTTGAAAAAGAACCCGTTGCCATTCCAAATCTCGACGACTTTACTCATCAATAAACGCCTTCATGTCTTGCGCCAGTTCTTCCCACTGCTCTGGTGAACCGAGACGAACGACGTGCAAGCACACGTCCGTGCCGTTCTCCATGAGGTCTGCTTCCGTCTCCGTCAAGGGCACGCCCTCGTGAGTTTCGCATACCTGCTCGGAGCAGAAGCCATTGTCAATCCCGTGCTGAAGCCACTCGTCAAAGTTCACGAGGGTTACTCTATCAGAGTGGCGTTACCAGCCGTGACCGCAACCGTACTGGTCGGGGACGTAGTTGCCCACGCCGTCGCTCGCCTGAATGCGTCGGGCGACAGTGACCTGCTGAATGGGGGTAGCGTCCGAGGCGTTCTGGGCGAACTGCGTTCCGCCAAAGCGAACCCAGTTGTAGTTGGTGATGCCAAGTCCGCCTGAGTAGACGCTCCCACGGACGTGCCAGTTCCCGCCTTCTTCGCACTGGTTGACCTTCGCCCACTGGCTCATAACGTATGGCGTTATAGACGATGCCCAATCGTGCGCTACGGGCTTCCTAGCGACCTTGTGGTGAACCACTGGGGTTGCGAGGTGCGGACGGATACCAAGGGCGTGGGGCAAGGGACGGCTTCCGCCGAACCAGAGGATTGTAATCATCTTGGGCGCAGTCGTCCGAGCGGCGAGGTGATGGGCCACCTTGGGCGCAGCGTGGAACGTTCCTACGACAAGGGAGACTACGACTGTCAGTGCGAGGAAGCCACCTCGCACCGTGCCTAGCACGAGCCTGCCTTGGTAGAGGGATAGAACGGTACCGCTATTGGGTTGCTGGACACAACGCACTCCTTTGGTTGCCCATTGGGGGATGCACCAGTTTACCCGAATGTGACGGATAAGGCAAGTACTAAGCGATTTCCTTGCAAATAAAGGGTTTTGCCC